TTACATGCACACCCTCGGATGGAAATCCTCTTGGGTGGGAGTATATCCCATGTCCGTTGTGTTTGATTATGAAACGTAATGTCGGAAGACCTTTGAAGTGTAAATGTGGAGAAGAGAATGAATAAATCAAGAAAATACATTCTGGCAGAAGGCGTGAATGCCCAAAAGGGTTTAGCAGAGTCTAACCGATTCAATCGTGGTGCAAGTAGGGAAATACAACTAGTAGGCCCCGAAAGTTGAAGGTAAATGTTAAATCCTTCCCGGTATTTTAAACTTTGAGGAGGATACTCGGGTTTGAAGAATAGCATGTTGCTATTCGCCCGAGTGTCTTCCTTTTTTTTAATAAAAAACATTGACATATGATATAAGATTGTTATAATGATGTAAATATTATAGGATATATTATATGATGTCTCCTCAAGACTTAAACTTGAGTCGGTGTGATGAGTTTCGGGAAGTTCTCCCTGCACCACGATTAAATCCCTATTTTGATTAAATATCAAATCAACAAGAGTGAGGTGCCTCCTAATGATTTGTTTAACATGAAAGCACCACTAATTAGGAGTTCATCATGAACAGGACAAAGAAGCAACGAGTTATGGAGTATTTGGCAAGTGGACGAACTCTTACTGCCCCTCAGGCAAGGAGTCGTTTTGGTGTCGGAAACTTCCGTGCAACTATCTCCCACATCAAGGAGCAAGTTGAGCGTTATGGAAATTGGGAAGTTTATCGAGAACCTACCGCGACAAGCACTAGCCGTTATGGTATGGATTTTCTTGGTGAAGGTAGCAATCAGTTTGCTATCGACGCTGGTATTGTCTGAGTGTTCGGTTTCTCTTTCCCTCGAATTCCTGCCAAGAAATTGGCAGGAATTCTTTTTCTTGAATAAATACTACATGCAAATAGGAGATTTAATATGTCAGAAAATTTAGTACCCTCAGAACAGGTAATTCGCGGACTAAAAGCGAAATTAATGTATTTTACTGAAGATTGTCTCTGTACACCCATCAGCAAATGTGCATGTGATGCGATGCTCAAAGATGTTCAAGCGGCTGATGATTGGATTGGTGATTTGCCCGGATCTGAAACAACCTGTGATTGAAAGGAATTACAATGGAAATTAAAATTGTTCGACTTAATTCTGGTGAAGAAGTATTGTGCGACTGGACCAGTCCTGAAACTTCTGGCCCGAACGAATGCCATGTTCTTAAGAAGCCTCTGCTCATCATTCCAACAGGAGATGGACAAATTGGTCTGATGTCTTGGATTCCATATTCAAACATGAAAGATGATGAGGTTCATATAAAAGAATCATTTGTCGCTTTCATTGTTGATCCTGCCAAGGAATTGAAAGCAGAATATGAAAAGGCAACAAGCAAGATCATTACACCCAGTGGTCTTTCTGTCCCGAATCTCAAGATTGTTGGGAGTTGACCCATGGCAAAGAAAGATGCCACTTATGATACTCATGTCAACAACATGATCAAAGTCGGTAGTCCTCGAAGACAGAAGAAAAAGAAGGGGAATAGACCTCCCCGGACTTCTAGTTCTGGGAATGGTAGACGAATTCGTTAGTGGAGCATACATATTTAATGGACAGCATTCCAGCAATTACAGAATTTCTGTAGAGAGGATAGAAAATGGATCATTGCATTGGTGATAAAATTGTAAATTCGTCAAATTTAAAAATGGCTAATATTATTGAAATTAATCTTCAAGAAGAGAAAATTAAAATCCAATATTCAGACGGGCTTAGTGAATGGGTTGCACCAAACAAAGTGACTAATTTACTTATTGATGAAGAAGACCACAAAGGTTATTTCATTCAAGATTAATAGGAATTAGTACTCCGAACTCTCGTTGATATGGCTTTATCGGGCGTTGTTTGTGTGCGAGTTGTCACACATCGGGTGGGCATGGTCGAGGAATCGAATTACACTTATAAAAACAGTGGTTACATCCCGCCGGTCCCGTTACTTTGCTGCAAACACCAGAATCTATATTACATTGCATCCAGTCGGGCACCGAATCACATCTAAAGAAGTAATTTGCCCCACCAGTAGGATCAATGTGGGGTTTATAATTATTGATTCCTATTTTTCTGCAAAGTTCACTAGCCTTTTTCATTCGTTTTTGTTCGGCTTTAGATGTTCTTTTCTTTCTTTCATCACAATAACAATTTTTAAATCTTTCACTATTCCAACCACCGGAAAATGCTGGTGTATTTGCCTGGGCACAACTTGTTATTTCTGCGTTGCCTGGTATTGCTCCTCCAGGAACTGGATCCTTTCTTCTGTTGTACATTACCCATAGTGTCCACCACATACAAGGATCAGTTGTATTTGGATCACCTTGCGTTAGATTTGTCATATCTGCTCCACCTGCCTCAGAATACAAAAGACACTCGCAGCATTTCATTTGCTCTTCTGTAGTGCCCCCAGTAGCGGGTGGACCTGTACATCCTGTGGATCCTGTGGATTGCATCATGCTTCTGGTAGTTGTGGAAGACAGGGGTTTATATTCTCCGTGGAATTGAGTAACGCCAGATTTCAAACCGTTTGGCATATAATAAACCTTTCCATGAATTATGTGTTGCATGGAACCACTATTGTTAGGACTGGAAGCGTCAGAAGATTCCTTAGATGAATATAGAGGATAAAAGCCGGATATATTAAAAGGCTCCCGTCGCACAACATTTCCGCCTGCTATATTTCCAGTAAACGATAATGTTTGAACCAATTTATCAATAGCGTTATTTGTATTTCTAATTTGATTGGATAATGGAGATGTTTCTGCCTGCTCTATTATGTTGGACTTCTTTTTACAATTTCCGTCTGCATACCATTCCCCTTGTATATTTCTGCAAACTTCTTCAATTGAATAAAAGCAATCATCTGGTAATAATGAACTAAAACACGAACCTTCCCCTGGCATTCTTGTGGATGTTAGTGTTTTCATTTTCTTTTTGTTTTTTAATTTAACATAAATGTTGATCAGAAAGTAACCATCTGTGGTTGTTATTTCTTCCGTTATTTGATCTGTTAAAATTAATTCTTCGGAGCCATCTACCGCAATTTTATATTCATGTATTTTATACTTCGAAGTATTTGAATTGGAACCTATGATTTCAATCTCATATATGTTCTTCTCTCGATGATTTACTCCCATATTTCTGAAAGATTTTTCACTCTGAAATCCTAAAATATTTTTAATAATTGAAATCTTCTTTGTAGAAGAACCAGAAGATATTTTTATTTGTGGAATTTCATCAAAAAAAGTTGGGCTGTAGCGGACAACACCATCTGATGTTGTTATTGTCGTTTTGGGCGTAGCAATAATAATATTATCATTTTCTAGTCCGTTAAAACTAAATGTTCCAGAGAAATTTGCATTTATAGAATCTGCTTCTTCACATTCCCAATATGCATCTGTTATGGTAAACTCATCTTGAATATTGATGTTAAAGATTTTCTTAATATTTTCTAAATCATCTTTATTTTTTGAATGACTATAATCTATTATAATTTTATTTCCGTTATCATACAAAGATATACTAGGAGTAGTTTGCAACTTGAATGTTTGAGCAGAATAATCATCTACTGAGTCTAAAAACTGCACACAGGATTTTAATAAAATATTGGATCCAACTAATTCATATTTCTCTTCTGTGAGAATTTTGTTTTTTGGCTTCCGTTTCCTGTAGTTTTTTCTACTATTGTTTTGCATACAGGCTTAAGACCCTATGTAACAAACTTTTTGAATAGTTGTGTCTTCTGATCTAATATAGATTTTATTTAGATTATTGCACTCTATAAAGATAGATTCTCCTGCTTCTAACAGATATCCTTGATTCGGATTTGATATCAATTTGTTACTACCGACCAATATATGAGAAGAGTTATTTGGATGTGCTTTTAGGTGAACACCACTTTTTAATTTTGTTGATGTTCCCATCACTGAGGCTGAGGAAGACGCATCAACCAATCCACTGTATATTACGCTTGGTTTTTCAAATTCCGTTATTTTAAGTCTAGCCTTACCGGAAATTAAATCATTTCTTATTCCAGATATATTAGACGATTCTGTGCTAATGTTGCTCAAGTTGCTAATCAAAGGCTTAGATGAACTTTCGAGTGAATTTATTATATCTGTATCATTTATACTAACTTCATTCGAAACGCTGGTATTAAGAGCAGATGTTGCCGTTACTTCAATTGCACCAGAATTTTCGCCCCTGATAATTACTGGATCATACCCAGCACCGGCGGTGAAGCCTTGAATCTTTAATGGCGATTCGCTGCCATTGGTGACACCGACAGTGCTAGAAATTGTAACATCTGCTGAAATTCCAGCACCAACGACGTTCACATTAATCGCATCACCCGAAGAACCCACCGTGGTTCCGCTACCAGTAAACAATTTCGAGTAAATATACTTATCTCCATCCCAACCATAGGCTTTGACTGAATCGGCCCCAGCAGAAAGATAACGTCCACCGCTAATTTCTACAGAACCTGTGACTTCCACACTATCCGTTAGGTTGTCTAATCGTCTACCACCTGTTATAGACACAGGGACGCCAATATCCACTCCGCTGTCACCCGCTGCCGTAGGACCAGTATATCCTTGAACCAGCATAGAACCAAGTATGGATACCCCGCCAGTAACATTAACTGGAAGTCCCCCACTTATTCCGTGAATGCTTCCCGTTATTCCTATGTGAGTGTCGCCACTAGTAGATCCTGCAACAGCAACATATTGAATCCCGGTTAGCCCAGAGGAGGCATTAACAACTGAAAATGTTCCAGAACTACCAATGTGACCACTTATTTCGGTTGCACCAGATGCTCCGTAAATTGAGATGGGCAAAGGTGTGGTTTCGGTTGCTCTATATGTGGTGAGGCTGTCCCCCCAAGCAATCTTAGAGATAGGAATGTGTGCATTTGTGAGGCCAACCCCAGAAGTCTGGAAATCGGTTGCCATATTTGCGGTATTACCGCTAATATCAATAATAATGTTTGGACCTGTATCGGGCATTCATTTTCTCCAATTTAATTCTTGAATTAATTAATAAATAGTATATTATGTATCTAATAATATGTATAAGTCATTGGAGATATTAATATGATATTCGATGATTCTTTCAAAAAAGAATTCTCTAAATTAGTAGTTCAACGAGTTTTGAATGATAAATTAGAATATATGGAAACCGTCATCGAATTAGCAGAAGAATTTGAAATAGATTTAAAAATGGCTGCTAAATGCCTGAGCAAGCCTATAATCGAAAAGATCAGTAAAGAAGCACAAGATGTTAACCTTATTGATAAAACATCAAAATTACCATTTTAATGTTGACATTCGTATTTAAAGATGTATAATTATTCATAATAGTTGCGGGTAGTTCCCGTACTTAGATGTGGGGAGTTCCCACAGAAACAAAAAGGAAAAAAACATGAGTTTTTCAGATTTCAAAAAGCGTTCGTTAAATAGCATTGATGAGTTGAGCAAGAAACTCGAAGAAACCAATTCAAAAGAATCGTTTAAAGATGAACGATTCTGGCGTCCGGAATTGGATAAAGTGGGTAACGGTTATGCAGTTATTCGATTCCTCCCCACAGGCGAGGGAGAAGATGTCCCGTGGGCAAAGTATTATTCTCACGGTTTCCAAGGAAAGGGTGGTTGGTTTATTGAAAATTGCCCAACGAGTCTTGGACAGAGTTGTCCTGTTTGTGAAGCAAATAGTGAGTTATGGAACAGCGGTGTAGAATCAGATAAAGATATTGCACGAAACCGAAAGAGACGATTACATTATGTGTCTAACATTTTTGTCGTAAGTGATCCAGCAAACCCAGAAAACGAAGGAAAGATTTTCCTTTTGAAATATGGTAAAAAGATCTTTGATAAAATTCAGGAAGCCATGCAACCTGAGTTTGAAGATGAAGATCCCATCAATCCGTTTGATTTTTGGCAAGGTGCAAATTTCAAGATGAAGGTGCGTAAAGTTGCTGGTTTTGTCAACTATGATAAAAGTGAATTTGCAGACCCTTCTGCTCTTCTTGATGGTGATGATGAAGCCCTTGAAGCACTTTGGAAGAAGCAATATCCATTGCTTCCCTTCGTCGAACCGGGTGCATATAAGTCACATAAGGAGTTAAAGACAAAGTTGGATAGGGTAGTGGGTGATGATATTCGTTCTATTGAACATAAAACCCAAACACTCGATTCATCTCCTCCTGATTCAAACGAAAGCAAAAATACCACCGAAGACAGCGATGGTGAAAATATGGATGCTCTTTCTTACTTTGAGAAGTTGGCAGGCGACTGATTGAACTATTAAATATTGATTGTCTATGAAATAAAAAGGGATCCTAGTGATCCCTTTTTATTATCCTATTTTACTTCTCCAAGATGGCAAAGAAGTTTTCATGAGTACGCTAAGAGTCAGAGAATTTATTCCCGCAGATGAACTTGATGCTCCACCCCCCGGCGAAGGTTGTGTTGGAATTGGCATACTCATACCCGGCGACAACTGGTTTTCGCTAGTTGGTACATTTTCGAACCCAGACATTGTGCCTTGCTGGGCCATTTTTAATGCTGTGTTTTGATGCACTAATTCTATTGTTTTCTTTAAAAATGTCTCATGCACCTTTTCAATTTTAATGTTGCTTTTTATTGTGCTATTGGTGTTTATCTCATCAAGTGGAATTATTGCTTCGGGTCCGCTTTCCCCAACAACAACTTTAGTTGGTTTCTGTACGATTCCACCATCTTCTAATCCTGGTAAAATTTCATATGATGAATTATTCTTGCTGAGAAACTTCACCATATTGATTTTTTTGTTTCTTTTATTGAATATACTTCTATTGTTGTTTTTTACATTGGCTGAATTTACATTGTAGTTGTGATCTTCGTTAAACGTGTTCTTGTTTGTGGTGTCTGTTGTGTATTTTTCTTCATTGAATATATTCTTGTTTGTGTTATCTGTTGCATCTGTTGTGTGTGTTGTGTTATCGACATCAGTAATACGAATATCTTTTAAATCGTTTTTTGTTTCAATGAAATTTATATCATTAGTTGTTGTGTGTGCATTTACATCATCTTTTCGATTATTATTTAAAACACTATTGAAGTTTATTTTATTTTCTGTTTCTATATTAATGGGAGCCTGTTTGTTGTTTTCGTGGATGAAAATACTCGGACTGTTGGTGTGATAATAGTTTTGTATCTTTTTATTTAACGTTGTGTTTTCATGTATTTGAGATTTGTTTGTTGTTTTATTATTAACTTTGTTCACAAAGAGTTTTAAAATTTTAGACAATTTATCGCTAAGATCAGAAATGTTTATTGCTGGTTCTTTTACTGATTTTTCATTCTTTGGTTTTTCTTCTGGTGGAATTTCCTTTTCCGCCTTTGGAATATCATAATTTCTTGAATCGTCCTTATGTATCTGTGGAGAATCAGATTTATTTTTTTCTTGTGGAATATCCAATGCGTCTAGTAGTAGATTTCTTTTGTTTGGTTTTTCTTTCATATTTTTCTCGTTTATTGTCTAATGTTCTTTTCTAGAATTTTCTTATTCTCGGTATCTATATGTTCCCTCAATAGTGCCACATAAATATCTCTTTCCCATGGTATCATTTGTTCTAATTCAGTTAAGTTATATTTGTGATGTTGCATCAACTGAAAATTTAAAGTAAAATAATCAAAAAGAGAGATGTGACTGAGGGCTATAGAAAAAAATCTCCGAGTCCACTAAACATTATCCTCCTTTCAACACCATCTGATGTTGTGTATTTCTCTTCGTGCTCAATTCTCGGTGATGTTTCTAGGAATTGCATTAATTTTGTAAATTGTTCATTTGTTAAATGATCTACAAATTCTTTAATTTCTTCGGGGGAAAAATCGTTTGTGCTAAAGGATTCTTTTTTGTTGGAAATAGATTCAATGCAAAATGCTATCGTGTCGTAAATATTTTCTTCTTCTGATTCGTTATTTAGAATCATACTAATAGTTGGATACTTCATTTTTACATATACATTTTCTGATATCTTTATATCAGCAGTATGATTTTTAGGAAATTTAACATTAATTGATGTTAAATTTATAGATGTACTAATGTGCTCTCCCGTTTCTGGACATGTAAATGTGGGAAAAACAACTTCTCCTACAGACTTTGCTCGTAATTGAATAAAAATATATTCAACGTCAAATAAAGGCATGTCCTGAACATTTTCTATTCCCTCTACGCACGATTCCACCACATCTCTTATGGCGGAATACATTTCATGTAAATTTCCACCATCTTGGGATATTAAAAGTATTTTCTCTTCCTTGACTAGAAATGGTCTGAAGTTAAACTTTTCTTTTGATGACGGAAGGGCCAATTCATATTTTGGTGTTTCTTTAATTAAAATAGATGACAAAGACATAGACAAAAATCTCCTTATTAATCGGTTAAATACTCTCGGAAAGCCATCAATACCATCACACTAGAATATATGTTCTGGAGATTTTGACCCATTTCTATGGGTAAAATGTTTATAGGATATGCTTCATATAGAGTTATTATGGTTGCAGTTTCATCATTAATTGTTTGAGGTATTAGTTTTACGATACTGTCGCTTATTGTTCCTTCGTATGGTGCTCTTGCAAACCATTTACCATCTTTAGGAAATACTAATTTATTCATCCAATCTTCAAAATATTTTCGAATTCCCCATTTTCCTTGTAAAGGAATTGTTAATACGGCTTCATATTCATACGTTCTGGCATGAGGAATTTTTCTAACAGGTCCCCAAATTTCATCTACACTGAATTCTAAATTTCTTCCTGGAAGAATAATACTTTCGGCATATAGATCCGTTCTTGGGGGCAAATCTAAATCCATGCCTGGATATATGTTAAGTTTATATCTTGATGCAAGTTGTAGATCTCTCAAAAAACGTTGCCGAAAATCTGATATGTTTGAACTCATGTGTGGTCCCCATTCCTATTATTTAGGGCAGAATGCTATCTTCTGTTAAAATAATAAATCGCCATCCTCTTTTTTTACAAAACTCCTTGGCAGATTCCCATTTTGCTTCATTTACTGAATATGTGAGACATTCTCGTAGGTAAGATCTGGTGATTCTTTTTTTGCGGTTTGGTGGTTTTGTTTGTTTTTTCGGTTTCACTTCAACTACAATTGTTTCTATTAAATTTTTGTTTCTTTTTTCCACAATAAAATCTGGAAAATATCTATGAATTTTATTATCTTTAGGTGAAAGATATGGAATTGTTATTTCCTCAGAACCCCATCTCATAATATTTACATTTTCGTCTAAATATCTACAAACTCTTCTTTCCCATAGAGAACGACAAATGATATTTGATGGGTTTCCTATGTATTTTGATTTGTTTGTTGGATTATATCTTGTTTTATATGCCATATAATAATATATATATTGGAGGTAACCTAAATATGGCCAATTTACAATATCCAAATTCATATACAGAAACTGAAGTGCCTCTTTGGGTCACTTTTAAGAATGTGCCATATACGGGGATAATGGCCGCAAGAGGTGTGGCCGAGGACGTGCTTGAGAATGTTGAAGGCTTTCCGAATCATCGAATAAGAATTAATATGCCAAAAGAATATGCGATATCTGATAGAAGTCAGTATTCTATGGGAAACAGTCCCCTGATGAGCACGACCGCGGCTTTAAAGAATGTTATAAATAGTAAACTTCCGGTTTGGGTGACTAAACTTATAATGGGTGGTGTTAAAGCCTCGGGGATTGTGATGCCTCAATCGCAAGATGCAATTTTTAAAGGTTCAGATATTAGAAAATTTCATTTTAATTTTGATATGGTCCCCAAAGATGTAAACGAAGCAAAAGAAATAACAAAAATATGTGATGCATTTAGGCAAAGTGTGTATCAAATGACCGCTGGTATGGCGGTCGTAGCCGGTGCGATGCACCCCATGTTGTGGATAATACAAGTTGAAAATGAGGGTGGTTCTGTGAATGAGGATTGGGATTTATCTTTTCAGCCCGCTGTGTTAGCAGAATGTCTAATTGACAGAGAACCCCATGGTCCCAGAGCAATGTCAGGCGAAGGTGGAGAAGGTTTTTACCCACATGCGACAAAACTAACATTGGTGTTTTATGAATTAGAACCTAATTATTTTGACGCCTCGAAGCCTGGCGGTGGGAAAGTAGTATCTCGTTCCGTTGCATTCGTTCCCACCATGATACAAGATTTACTAAAATGAGGATAAAGTAATATGTTTTTTGAAATGTTTCCCTCTATAAAGAATTATGATTTAAGCGGTCTAACCGGTGGGTTTTCTGTGGACCTTTGTGATGTTTTTAGAAGAATAAAATTTTCAAAAAAGACATTATCGAACCAAAAAATCTTTATTGAATATAATGTAAGGGACGGGAATGACCCAGAAGATATTGCACTAAAATTTTATGGTTCGCAAAAATGGTCTTGGTTGGTGTTGTTTTCCAACAACTATATGGATCCTATATCTGAATGGCCTAAGAACTCTAGTGAAATTCAAAGATTTTTAAAGAATTCAGGAAAAAGTTATTTCACTTATGATGATAAAAATTTTAAAAGTGGAGACATACTAGCACAAGGCAGCACATGTGATAATGGAACCGAAGGATGTCCAGATGGAATTACTTCTAGTATGTTAAATTACGCTATAGTAGATAAGTGGGATCCTGATTTGTATAAATTGTCTTCATCTAGGATTGTTGGTTCTTTGAAGGAAGATGATCATTTTGTAGCATTACGAAAAAACACTTCTGGAGAATATGATATAGTGACAGGTCATACTAATTGTTTTTCAGATAATAGATTGTCTAAAGTAGAAAAAACCCTCAATTATGATGTAAGTGCAAGTCGATTCTTTAATGGCGTTAACGAGATTAGTCCATTTGCAGATGTTACTAATTTTGAAAATTATGATTGGCCAACCAATGGATTGTGTAATGCCACAGACAGTGTTCTTTATAATTACATAAATAATGATGAATCTGCATATGAAGTTGTTACGGAACTTGAAGACATATACAGAAACAATGACATGAAAAGAAATATACAATTAATTCATCCCGCATTGAAGGAGATGATTTTCAAGGAAATAAAAATTTTAATTGGCAATTCTAATAGTTCGGGAAAAACAACTCTATTAGAATTAGTATAGGATAATATATTATGGCACAATCTGAAAAGTATTCTAAAACTGGTGACATTACTGTAAATTCAATAACTCTTAGAAAAATAAAAAAATGGAAGCCTTCAGATCCATTAATAATCGATGAAGTTCAAGATACTCTTGAACTATTTTCTATAGAAAATCATACAAACATAGCATCTCTAGTCAATATTGAAGAAAATATCTTCAATCCGTTTCTTAGTGGATTTATTATTATAGAAGAATCTGGAATTTTATACGACAAATTTAATTTTACTGGTGAAGAAACGTTAGAGATTTCATTTGAAACGCCACTAGATGTTCCGGAAGATCAAGAAGATAAAACTGAAATTGTGAATTTTATATTCTGTATATATTCATCAAAACTTACAGGTGATGTTATGGCGCAGAGAATATCAAGTGCGGTTCCAGGAATAAATACTGAAAATGCAATTTTACTTGACTTCATTTCTTGTGAATATAATTTACTTAGCAACACTGAAATTGAATTAACAGATGATGATTATATTGGAAAAATTGTATCCTCTGAAGATTCTGATACTGATGGTCTAGTTAATGTGATTTATGATAAATATTTCATGACGCCATATTATGCAGAACCTACCGAAAATTCGGTTTGGTTTAGACACAAAAACAAAACATATCCTTGGGGAAAATCAGAAGATAATGAATCAATTATTAGTGTGATGATGAATCTAAGTGAAAATTCTATACCCGCATCGAATACACACGCCCCAAACTATTTATTCTGGAGAGATCTCCAATCTTGGAATTTTGTTTCCATTGAATATCTCTTGGGATTGGATGTCGTTAAAAAATATTCACCATATTATGGTATGGAAGATAACGACGGAGGACACCCAACATCAGTATTATCGTCATTTGATGTGATTGATGACGTTGACATATTATCAATGTTCGAAGGTGGTGTTTTTAATTCATATTACGAATATATTAAACCAAATTATTCTAACCCATACCACGATTATATGGATGTTTCTGATGTAATTGAAAAAGAAAACATTGACTTTAATTATTTTGATTCTTTTGGGAATTGGAAAACTGTTGAATCATATCCTCTAGTTAGTGAAAAAAGTAAATTTATAGAAACCTACAACAGAAAAATAAAATTAAATGACAACATCTATGGATACTTCTCACCAGAATATAATAGTAAATTTTCATATCACGATAAGTATAGCAAAGATATTACTAGAGAAGGTAAAAAGCAATGGCAGTGTATATTCGACCAGACAGATTTAGACCATAAAATTCTCAAAACTATAAAAAAAGACATAAAAGGTCAACTAAAAGATAATAAAGAAATATACAGAGATAAATTAAACCTGAATAAAAAATGGGATGTTTATGAAAAAAGTATATGCTGTCATAAAGACGAAAAAGAAATAGAAAAACACCAATTCTTAGCAGTCATTGAAGATGCCAAAATTATAGATGTCCCATACCTGCAAGGAAAGAAAACCGGAATATATGAATATAGTTGGAGAGAAGTTGAAATATGGCCTAAAGATTTCATTGAAGGTTATGTAAATAATGTTGAAATATTAAGTAACGACGATGCACCTCTTGTTGTGGTGGTTCCACCAAATGGATTGAGTGGAGAGTACCAAGAACAACAACCAGAGTGGTCTAGACCAGCATACAACATAAACGAATTAATGAATTCAGTTGAAGGTGATAATGTATTTTCCGGCCCCGGTATAAACGCAGCAAATAACGGAGAAGGAGACTTCAATGATTATCCAGAAGCATTTCAAATGATGCCTATTGGTGGTTATTTTCTTATTGGTGATAATCCATGTGAGATAAACCACGAAGATGTTGAAGTTAGTTTCCGTAAACATGTTGTCCAGATGTATAAACTCCCCTCTAATATTTTATATTCAATTGACCCTCAAAACGAAGATGAAGACAATCCAGATCCATCAATACCAAAAGAAATATTCTTCTTTGATGTTCCAAATTCCCACGATGGTCTCTGTGCTTGCCCCACAGAATAGAAAGAAATACTAATGTTTAGAGGCTGTTGTTGTGATAAAAAAGATGGACCATGTTCAGCAGACCCATCTGTATTTATTGTTATAAATGCAAATGGACCTCTTGCTTCCTCCACCAGGACGGCAAGATCTACATCCATGCATTTACAATATGGTTGTGGATGGGATGTTGGAAAACTTTCTGATGACGGAAACATTTTACTCGATGGAGGATTTTCAGAATGGCCTGCATATGATGACAACATATATGACCCAGAAGACGATTGTCATTTTTGTTGTTTACCCAATGTTGGTCCGTGGGGCGAATCTCTTTTATACACAAACGAACTCCTGGGCACCGGAAGCAGTAACCGAAGAAATTCCCCGTTCAAAATGACCAAAGAGAGATGTCAGTCGTTGTTCAATGGATACTGTCTTGAAGAGGACGAAGATGAAGATGAGTGTATAAGATGGAGTAGAAACGGAAATACCAACAGAGCAACAGGTTGCAACTATTGGAGTGCTAACGAGTATTGGGACGCAAATTCTGGACCGCTCATTTATGATCATGACCATCCTCAGGACCGTTTTAGTGCATATGGAGCGATGAATGAGAGGTCTGTTGGAAATATCTTCCACCGGTATAACGAATATCAAATCTTCAATTCTGAACATTCTCCATTTTGTTTAATGAATGAAGATACTATTCATCCAAAAGTTTCTGCTGAAAAATATCAAATTGATAATGAGTTTGTTGATGAAGATGGTAAAGTTCGGATTGGAATGGAATGTATTGTAGACTATAAAGTTGGCTTGCCAGGTATTTCAACATTTATGCCAAGTTATTTAAATGATGAAAAATTAGATACTATAGAAATATCTATAATTAATACTTATGATTTCGATAGAGAAGAAGAGGGATATGACGAAAATGAAGAAGAGGATGTATTAAAATATAAAGATGTAATTATTTCCTACGTTGAAAAAATAATAAGTCATTTATTTGACTTATACGACAACGGCTATGATATTACAAAAAAGATAGGTGTTGATATTTGGAGGGATGGTGTAACAAAAAGTTTACCTCCAACTGATGACTATGGTGCTATTACTCAATGGATTGAAACTAATTATACACCAATAGATGACGGTATTGACGAAGATGATGAAAATAATGAACCCCTATCATTAACAAAGGTGGTGGATTATCATAATTCATTAAATACAGATAACAACCTTCTATGTTTTATGTTTGCTGCGGAAATGGTGGGCAGGGATTCTGATTATAATCAGGTTGTTCCAGGACCAGCACAACACAATCATCAACATAGTGAAAATGACATCAGAGAAACACAAGACATAATTGATTTAATTGATAAGGAAATTGAATCTACTTATTATATAATTCCAAAAGACAATAATAACACTGCTGGGTACTGGCCCCACGATGCTATCAACCCAATGCCATATTCAATTTTATTATCTGCTCCAAATGGAAACTTTCTAAAGACTGGTTATACGGGATCTAATGGTTTTATGCACCCCAATCAAGACTGTGACGACTATGATCTATTGAGATTGATGATAATTGATTCTAAAAAATTCTTTCCTCTAGAGACATCATGTATAAACAGTTGTGATGGTGGCCGCGAAGAGTATATTGAAAGATATAATATTGAAGAATTGTATCAAAATAATACAAATATTAAATATCCTGGTGGATGTTCCTTTACATCACCGGATTGCTACGAACTGCCTATTTTACACTTTGATGCAACAAATCATAACAAATGTGCTTCTTCTGCTTCGCCACCTCACTATGATGAATCTGTTAAGAATAATGAGGAAATAGCAGAAGAAATAATCAATTCAATAGAACACAGATTCGGACCACAAATTCTATCAAACGGAGAAATGAATCCATATCCTCAAAATATAATTTTCAGTGTTAATCAAGAAGACTATTTCTTAACTGGGGGTTACGAGGAGACGGGTGTTATTTCATCCAACATTGCAAAGGGAATTTCTAATTGGTGGTTATATCCATCATTAAATGTTGTTCCGACATATTCAGAACTTTATAAAATATTGAAAGAGAAATTCAAAGAGCAATGGGGAGAAGAAATTACAGAAATAAAATTCAATTCGTGTGATGGTAATTGTTTTCATTTATGTGAAAGTAACAACGGAAAAAAGAAAAAAGATAATTTAGATATGTGTAATTGGGACAGAAATTGCCAAAAGGAAGACCCCTTATCTGAATCAATTGAGCCCTACGAAGTAATGGGAAATATTTGGTGGGATCAACCAGGCCGATGGGGCACGAAACCGAATAATGTAATTTATTCTTCTAGTAGCAGAACTGGTTGGCATAACAATAGTAAAAACAGCATTCCTATATTAAATTTGGTTGAACTATATCAAGAGAAATTTTTTATATCTCCTGGAACATATGGTCTTTCAGGAGAAGCCGTTAGAATGGATGAAAGAAAAAATCCATGCCATTGTGATTCTACAAAAGTAGAAAATGCAAATCAGTATTTTGAAAATATAGTATTTCCTGATGATATGAACGTTGTAAAAGAATTGTTTCATACTCCCATAGATCCGACTAGTAATTATCTTAACTGCATTAATAATTCTTTTGTTAAGTTTAACTCTGATATTTCTGGTATGAGAATGTTTATGCCCGAAAATCAACAGGCATATAAAATACCAGAAATAGATTATAATGATTATCTTTGTTATGGGGAAGCGGGACTAGGAACATCTTATGCTTGGTTGGCAAACTTCAATCCCGGAAAATACCTTGCTCCTCCACCCGTTGATTTGGTTTCTGCTCATAGTATTAATGGATCTTTTGGGGTAAGTTTTTATGACAATTGGATGAAATCTATTAGAAGAGGTGTAGCATACTTTCCAATAGATTGTACTAGTGGAACAAAATTTTCACATGACAGATATGCTTCTAGAATTCTTCCATATGAAAAGTGGGAAGAATTAACGGGCGAACCATGGCCGACTTTTCTTACCGACAACTACGACCCGCCAGTCATGGGCGAAGAGTGGTTTGCGTTGAAAACAGCATTATACACTTCAAATACATATAATCGACTTCCTCATTATCCATATCTTTATGGTGCTGAAAGTTCTTGTATTGATTGTGGTGGGCCTGAGTGCGGAGATCCTTATTGTATACCTCATTTTTGGTCAAACAGTTACATTGAAGCGTTGGGGTTGAATTCGGATCCGGGATCTGATGATTATTTTTATGGTCCAAATGGATTTAATCCAGAATTAGATTTAATTAGGCTAGATGCCTGTGCATTCCCAACAGACGTTGTGGGTGGAGCGGGGAGGCATTTAATTGGAATTCCGCCATATTTGTACGAAGGTGGCTGGTATTGGTATTACGGCAATCCATTAAATTCTAATATGGATGTAGACCATATAGGTTTTCTTGAATGGCCTATTCCAGAAGGATCTCATTGTTCGTATGAATACTATTCAGATACACAGGAAACATATTGCCTAAGTAATAGGAATTCTATGTTTTGGAATACGGGTAACGGATTTCATTATTGGGGTAGTTCATACTGGAATCCCAATTCTGAATGCTTCATTGAGGATTGTCCCTTACCAAATACTTGGTGTCAAACTGGAGATAATGACGGTGATGGTGAACGTAATCTTATACGAAGTGAATGTGATTCTATTGGGGGAATTTTTGTGCCCAATGTCCATCCAACAGAGCCCCCAAGTCTAATGGGAGCATGTTGCCAACCCAGCGGTAGTTGTTTTGAGAATGAGCAAGATAATTGTGGAAGTGATTGGAAAGGTCCGTTTATTCGCTGTTGGGATGACCCATGTTAGGAGAAACAAATGATTAATAAAAATTTCTTAATTCAACTATCTTCCTTTGCTAATACTATTTGGCCTGATATGCGAGTGGGACATTCTGTCCTGGCCCAAGAAGAGGAAAATGAGCATATATGCACTAATCCGGAAGGGTTCGTAGACAATTCAGAATGTCCAGAAGAAGATCCATACTGCAATTGTCCCTGTAAAGAATTAATTCCTAAAAAGGAAACTGTATTCTTTGACCGAGAAGAAACATCTCAAAACAAATATAAAGTAATATCTGAAGATGGTTCTGTGGTTCAAGAATTTCAAACAAAAGAACTTGCTGAAGACTGGATTAAATTTAATGGCGAAATGCTGCCACGACCAACCGAAGAAGAGATGGAAGAACTGAATGAAAGTGTAAGCGAGTGTGCTTTAATAGGGACACATCTGGGTGAAGATTGGCTTGGTTGTGATTGGAAAAATCCAGATTCGGAAATTAGTTGTGTGTGTCCTTGCATTAACACCAAATTTAAAGACTATTTAGAGTATAATGAGACATATGCAACATATTGGAACACACCGAAGCATACTCCATTGTATCGAAATATGTTAATGCGAACTATTCTTTCAAAAAAAGTGGAGATTCTTGTTCCTGGTGATTTTTTGGTAAGACCGGGAAATATAGTAGAAATTTTAGAAGATATTTCACATTTTGAAACAAAATTGGTGGGAAGAAAGCATAATGGTAAGTGGTTAGTCTCCTCAGTAAATCATATGATTATTGGAGCATCCACCCATATGATGACTTTGATTCTCATACGAGATAGCAATTATATTGATCCGGAAACGGATTATTTTGGTGATGATGAGTAATCTTTCTTATAAATAATAAAAAGAGAGAAATATGTCAACAAAAATAAAATACTCTGATATTAATTTTACTTTTGGTAGGAATCCAATAAGCAGTGATGTTGATGTTAGAACTAATAATTATTCAATAAAACAATCGATGAAAAATATAATATTAACAAGAAAAAAAGAGAGACCATTTCGTTTAAATTTTGGTGTTAATATTGCAGACCAATTGTTTGAGAATTATGATTCTAGATACTCTTCAGAGTTTTATCATGTAATTAAAGATCAACTAGAAGCGTTTGATTCAAGAATAGATGTAAATCATATTATTTTTGATGATTCTAAAATTAATGAAAATCTACTAGGAATTGAAATTCAGTATGAATATGTGGTCGGGTTTGAAAGTGAAAAAATACAAGATTCTTTAAAACTACAAATAGAGAGAATTCGATAATGTCCATAGGAAAACAAATACAAATAGGAAATCTGGGATTTGATGATATCAGAAATAGTATTATCAAATTTCTTAAAACAGAAAAAACCGGAGCCGCTTCAAATCTTAATGATTATGATTATGATGGTTCGGCTCTTTCTACTCTAATAGACTTATTGGCATATAACACTCTATATTATGGATACTATACTAATATGATTGCCAATGAGATGTTTTTGGATAGTGCTCAACGACAAGAATCATTAATTTCATTAACAAAACCACTTGGTTATGCTATTCCTGGTTATAATAGTGCTGTGGCCACAGTTTCTATAACCGAAGGTGGTTCGTGGAATACGATAAAAAGACTTGAAACTGTATTTCAAGGAAAAAACAGTGAGGGTGTTTTATATAATTTTAGAACTATAAAAGAATATACTTTAACTGATCAAGGAAAGTGGCCTGATGTTAAATTGTATGAGGCAAAGAGTTTAGTAGATAAAAAAACATTTGAAGTTGACATTGATTCACAGAGTATCGTACTACGAGACTATCCAGATATCGAAATATCTTCTTTGCTTGTAGAAGTGAATAGTGGTACTTATTGGGACGAATACTTTTTAAGTTCAAATATAACAACCGATGTTGATGAAGATCAAAAATTATACTGGTTGGAAAGAGATATAAATGGATTTAGAATAATATTCGGTGGTCTGGAAGAAGAAGTAACAAATAGAAATGTGGGCAGACCAATAGGTGCTGGTGATTCTGTTCGTTTATCATTCATACGAAGTAGCGGAAAAGCAGGAGATGGGGTTTTTGGTTTTTCCGAAACTACTGATGATCTATATGAAGGTAATGAAATAACATTATTAGAAGCCTCTTCTGGTGGAAGTGATGGACCAAATTTAGATAGCGTAAGATTTTATGCACCAAGGTGGTTTGCTGCTCAGGACAGAGCGGTGACTAAAAATGACTGTATAGCAACTTTAAATCAAAGTGGATATGGAGAAGATTATGACACGCCCTTTTCATTATGGGGTGGGGATGAAATGGACCCCCCAAAATATGGAAAGGTATTTATGTCCTTTGATGCAGATTCAACATGTACAGCCGCAAAAGATATTCTAGATGAAAAATTGGTAGTAACAATTGTTTCTAAGTGTATTCCATCTGAAGATTTTGTGTTGTTGTGTACTATCGATGGTGTTTATCTTGTAAACTCAACTACAAGAAACGAAGAACAATTGGAAGTTTTAATAGGATCTACAATTAACAAAAATTATGGCGAAAAAAGATTTGGTACTATTTTTAGAAAAGATGATCTTGTAGATGAACTTAAGAAGAAAGAGGATGCTCTAACTATAACCTCCCTTATATTAAATCTCAGAAGTGATCAGTTGGAATCGACAGAAAAACGAACAATTAGATTTTTAAATAATATCAAAAAGGGTGAAACAAAAGGAGATGGAATTTTTTCAACAGAAGTTACAGATTCTATGGCAACCCCGCATGATTTCTTCTTTGAAGACAACCCAGACACAGAAAAAATTGAAGCATTTAGATATGTTAATGGGGTAAAGGTAATTATATTAGATGAAGCAGGAACAATAGATTATGAAACAGGAACAGTAATTATAAACGCTGGTGTTGCGACAAGTTCTTTTAATATGATAGCATTTTTACCCGAAGACCAAACTGACTTTATAGCAAAAGAAAATATGTTTTTAGAAGTCGCTTCTCATATAAGATTATCTCCACAGGGGTAAATTGATGTTTCCTTACTACAATAAAGCCGTCAGAAACGAGGCATATAAAAACATCTTAAGAGAAACAGAGATCAATTCTCTGTTTGGTGGTCTTAAATTGCCCCGAAACGAATTTAATGATTTTCGAGAGCAAGTTCCTCTATGGATACATCAAGAATATGGAACTGAAACATCCAATTTTATTAATTTTTATCAAGCATATTATGACTGGATCTATAGTAATCTAGGATATAATCTTAGTATTAATGGCTTTCTTGAATTATTGAACATTGATACAATGCCTATTGATCTTTTGAGAACTTTCTCCAAAACATATTTTGCATCATTTCCAGAAAATTTAATTGGTGTTCCCGAAGATGATCCCCTTGGAATTATAGAAAGCAATCTAAGAAACTTCATAAAGGAAATAAAAACTTCTCTGTATCATAAAAAGAGTACAGAAGAAGCATTTATTTATTTCCTAAGAAGTTTATTTTTGGGAGACGAGGGTGAAATAACAATTGAATACCCTGGTCACGACATGTTTAATCTGAATGATGATGGTAGCGCATTAAATATGAATGCTCTACCAAATTACGAAGAATTTAGTGTTTTTACATATATTATTAAGGTGTGTCTCAACTACGACAGCGATTTGTTTGAGTTAATCTTTCCAAACGGACCAAGCGGAGATCCAATCTATAAACAGGCTGTAATTGATGTCCTTCATCCGGTGGGTCTTCATCTAATTTTTCAAAATCAGCATTGTGATGATGGCAAACCCAAAGTTCCCACTGGTGGGTGCTGCTCAGGCGGCGGCAATGAGACTCTAGTAGACGAATGTTATATAACAACAGAAAATACTTGTGATGGTCTTTGGCTGGGTGATAATAGTACATGTGAGGGAAATCCGTGTTCTTCTGATGATCCTACTGGTGCGTGTTGTGTAGATAGTACTTGTAGTCTAACTACGGAAGATTCTTGTGATGGAACGTGGATTGGTGCCAACACCACATGTTTTCCCATGAACCCATGTACATGTGAAATTTCAATTCTGGGAACGTACTTACCATACACAATGAACACAGATGTGTCGATAAACGGGTGTACAGGCTGCACACTACCATACTATAATGCAAACACAGGAAGCACATATATTGGTGTATCGGGTGGCGGTATTGGTGGTACATCACATGTTAGTTATTCTTTCCCAGATTGGTCAATTGAAGGAGCCTGTGGTAATAATTTTGGTAGTATAAATATAGAAGACTTCTTATATCTGTGTTCTGATACCGCAAGTCCAAATATAGGAAGAACTGGTTGTACTGCATACGGCTGTTATAGTTGATAAAGGAAAAATATGTCTAACACATTTTCAAAACAAATTGGTGTGCAAAATGCTAAACTAATATATGACACATTCGGTACATATACTAGTGCTGGACCTAATTTTTATTCCTTTTTCATGGGTGGCGTTTCTTTACCATCTGGTGTTGGGACAAATGCGAGTAGGGGTGGAAACAACCCATTTGAAAATGCTTCTACTTTGTCAGGAGTAAACTTCTATAAAACCTTAAACAAAAAAGACATTTCTTTAGTTGTTCCTCGAATTGATTGGACTCAGGGAACAGCATACCACCCATATCGTTCTTCTAATCAAGAAATGGGCGGCGAATCTTTTTATGCATATAATAAAATTAACAGCATTGTATATTTGTGCATTTCTGACAACACGGATAACAGATATGATTTAAGGGGCAAATCTGCATCATCAATTAGACCAACACATGAGAGCGGAATAGAAAAATATGCCGATGGTTATTCGTGGCTTCCTTTATATAAAATTGATTGGAATTTAAATTTATTTTTAACATCAAATTGGCTCCCAGTTCCTTCAATAGAAAATTTTTCTAATATCCCAAAAAGTGGTACTCTTGAAACAAATTCTAGACAAATGTGTGGAACTTTGTACAATACAATTGGAAGTTGTTGTTTGTATCATGAATCATATTGGCACGATTCGATTAGTGGGGCCAGTGGGGCGGGCGGAACATCATATTCTCCCGGTAGTCTGTATAAATCTATAATTACTAAATGTTATGAATGTTTAGAAATTTCAGAACGATTGGGTATGGACTTTGAGTTTTCAGAAGGTCTTTCTGGTTCAAATGACTGTTTTAATTTTGGGGCATCACATGGTTCTGCTTGTTCGTGTAGCATAACACACCAAACAAACACAGAAAAAATAAAATCCACTTCTTCTTTACCATCTATAAATAATGAAAAATTCCAAGCGACCTTAGAAGATGAATCTTCTGAAAAAGATGGAAGAATAATTTCAGTCTTTTTTGATGCGACGAATCTTAGTATTGATGACTTGACAGTAACAACAAACAATCCAGAAATAACATTTACTAGTTCTACTGGACAGAATGCAGTTATTCGATTTACCACATATGTGGATTCATATAGAAAAATTATAATAAAAGGAATTGAATTAGTTTCCGCTGGTTCTAATTATAGAGATATTCAAATAACAAGTGCTGAAGGACTGGAAAGTAGAATAGAAATAAACATCGATGCAGTTGATGGTATTGGGGTAAATCCTTCTGAATTATTGGGAGCATGTAATATCATGTATAATGTGCAAATAAATAGTATAGAAATTGAAAATTCTGTAGGAACAAGTCAAAAAATATTTAAATTCTATGGTCTCTCTAAAAATGTAGAAATCTATGGAGATACGGCAACACAAAGTAATAGAAAAATCTTAGGATCAGACGTTAGAGAAAAAGCAGCATCTATATTTTACAGAGCAACTGATAAATATGATGTCTTTCATTTAAGTGCTACTATTTCTAGTTTCGTTTCAGATGATAATGTGAGATTTGAAGATAATTCATCTTCTGGGGTTGGTAGTACTACAGCAGTTTCATTCAAAGAAATATCGGATTCATCAGATAAGAAACTAGAAGTTCTTATAAATCCACAAACATCAATAACAGACAGAATATCGCAAACCTCATTAGTGAACAATAATGAGCCAGGCGTGATATTTTCAATAAATGATAGAGAACTTAGTCCTGTTATTCCTGGCACTGGAAAGATTGTTTATACAAAAACAAACAACACAATCACATTACCAGATGAGGGTGAACCTTCACAAACATTAACATTTAGAATCATAAAATCATATTGTTAGGAGTTTAACATATGTCATTTACACCATTTGGTCCAGACTCGTTTATATTACAGAAAGAGCCGTATTTAAGCAGAGTTGATCAGCACGAAATTTCTCCCTCTGATGGGAATTCACAAAATTATGTTATGCTTGGATATGTCCCAGCACAACCCCTACAGGCAGCAGAATTAAATGAGATTCAAGAGCACTTCTATAGGATGAGAAGTTTGTCTGATACTATGAATTTTAATTGGTCTGGTGGACCGGGAAAAATATGGGATGAAAATTATCCAAATGGATCTATAATTCCAACAAATGCAATTGGTATTGGCCAAGAACACCCGGATGGACTTTCTGTTCATGGTCCCGGTTGGCCCGGCACAACTCCATTATACCCATTCAATGATCCTCATAGAGATTCTTCTTCTGGAAGTAATATGATTGACATTTCAATTGGCTCCACAATAACATTTAATTTCTATCCTGGATGGTATTTGATGGAAAGTCGAAGTGGAACTCTTCAGGCATTAAAAATATGGACACATCTAAACGAAACAAAAACACTTACAGGAATGCCAACAAGCGGTACTGAATATAATGTAGGATTTTCATTTTCTTCCAATATTGTTACTAGTAGCGATGATCCTTCTTTGGGAGATCAAACTGGTGCTGGAAGTTATTCGTCAATATCTTCTGATAGAATCCAAATAGCAAGCATAATACCAAATACAAGTGGTATTGATCCTAATGTAAGCGCAATATTTAAAATAATTCCCAATAATGGTGAAATTCGGTATATGAATAATTTATTATTTAAAACATGGCAATAATTATATAAATAACTATAAGAATACAAAGGAACACAAATGGGTGTATCATCAAACGATTATCAGATACCACAGTTAACCAATACGAATACATTCTATGAATGGTTGACTAAAGAAAATACTGAGATAATTGAAAAATTAAATCTCTTGAAAGTCTATGACGGACTTTCTGGTTCTGGTATCAATTTGTCTACTAGTTCTGCTGGTGTGTCAACTGTGGCTGTACATGATACAATACCACATGATATTACATTTGGTGGGGATGTTTCGATAGATGGAACTTTAAACTATGATCTGGGGGGAAGTATTTCTTCTAATTTTAAATATAGAATATATGGATCTACTGCTGCTGGTTATTTCCCTGGTCCAGGTGGGTGGACAACAGAGGGAGCAGAAGGTTTTACTTTTGGTAACGCAATTGGTTTTGGGTCTTCTGCTGGTTATAGTAATGTTTATGTGTATAAAGCAAAATGTGATGTCGAACAAACCGCAGATGCGGTTGGACTGGTTAGTGGAATAACTACAGACTATATTGATTTAACCCCATTGGGTAAAATTCAAGGTTCATCATTAACTAATGTTGTTACGGGAGGTATTACTGCTGGTTGTGTTTATTACTTAAGTGGAGATACAGATGGGTTTATGACAGTAGACCAACCCACCATTAAAAATCATGTTTCTAAGCCAATGATGATTGGTCTTAGTGCGGATGCTGGATTTGTTCTACACTATAGGGGTGTTGTTCTGGCAGGATCTAGTGGAAGTTCTGCAAGTGCAAACAATTATTTAAGTGCGGTGATTGATTTAGGAACAAGTTCTCATGATTTAGATAATGGAAAAGTTGTTGGGTATGGACCCGAAGTTAATTTTAATGATGACACACTACTCAACAGAAGTGCATATAATGACTGGTTTTGGTGTTCTTCTAATGATGTTACGGCACACCACGCAGTAGGTGTTGTCGTTAATCAGATAACTGATCAAATAATTGAAATTGCCATTGCTGGATTTGTCCCAGAAATAATAACCAACGATGTTGGATTGTTGTTTTTAGGTAGTGATGGAGAACTAACTACTGCAAGTGATGGTTTAAATTCTAAACCAATTGCTGTTGTTTGGGACAGTGGTGGCACCAAAGTTGGAACAATATTAAACCAAGTAAGTAGTCCGGATGTACAATCTACACAATATAGTGCATCAGTCAGAACACAAACTTCAGGATCAACTGGAGCAGTTGGTTCGGGTGGTCACAATCTTCTAATAAATGGTGGATTTGATGTTTGGCAAAGGGGTGTTGGTGTATCTACCGCTTACACAGGAACTGGTAGTGTTTATTTTGCAGATAAATGGACCAGAATAGATGGCGTCACTAGCAGTGCTGGGATGACTGCATCTATACAACGAATGGGATTCACAGCAGGTCAAACCGAGGTCGAAGGAAATCCTTCCTATTATGCTAGAACGCAACATATAATACAAGGTTCAACTGCATCTGATAAACTCTATATTCAAAATAGAGTAGAAAATGTAGAATCATTTAGAAATCAAGATTTAGTTTTGTCGTTTTATACAAGATCCGGTGTGACTGGTTCTACTATGGGTATTATTCTAACACAAAACCACGATGGATCTACTGATAGTCTTGATACTATGGTGACTGCAACTGGTGGTATTCCTATTGGTAATCTGTGGGAAAAACATGCATTTTCTTTCAGAGTTCCTGAATTGACAACAACAACATCCGGTTCTAATTTCTTTGCTATTGGGTTTGATGTTTCACATAATGAAAATGTACTTGATTTTTCACAAGTAAAATTAGAATATGGATATTCTGCAACTCCCTTTGAGCCAATAACTATACACGAAGAACTTGAAAAGTGTAGTCGATATTATCAGAGAAGTTATTCTATAGACCAAGAAACTATGTCAGAAACTATGATATCAGATTGTATTCCTGATTATAATGTCATTGATTTTCCAATATCACAAAGTAGAGATTACTACCACAAATTCCCAGTTGAAATGAGAGATGATCCTACCTTTACGATATTCTCTCCCAAATCTGGTCAAACTGGTGATGGTTTCAACAGAACAGCATGTAAAGATGTAAGGTTAACATCTGGATCTGTGGGATACAATTCTCAAACCAGAGTAAGTCCAATTGGTCTTAATAGTTTTGAAAATGCATCAAACAAGAAAGGTGCTAGAATTGTTGTGTCAAATGGGGCCGTTGTTCTTGATAATGTTTCAATTCATTATATTGCGGATGCTGACCTAAACGGTAATCTATAAGGAAATATAAATGAGTAATAGTTGTTCAAATAGTTCTTTCATCAATCCAAACTTCTTTGTTGTTGACCCAACAAGTTCTTCTAATTCTAGGTTGGTTATAAGTGTTCCTGAAAGTGGATTTTCTGGGGGATTTACCGTTGAAAATAGTACTGGAGTTACTGGTGGGCATGTTATATTTTATGATGTGAGACCTGGTAGTATTAGTACTGGGAAATTTGCTAAAGCACAGGCAAATTCGGCTGCGACATCTGAAGTTTTTGGTATAGTTGAATCTGTAAATTCTACTAGCGGTATTGCAACTGTGGTTATGTCTGGTATGATGTTATATCCAGAATATATGTACAATAATCTCACAGAAGATATCACTGGAGCATCCGGCGGAAATGATGTATATTTCTTAAGTGGCACCACTGCCGGGGAAATACAAAACCTAGCACCATCCACACAAACTTGGATTGCAAAGCCGGTTCTCTCAAAATCTTATGAAGTTAACGGAAACAACTCAATTGTATTAAATTATATTGGTTATGAAATTGGAGGCGCGATTGCCGGAGAAGATCTTGCATCTCCACCGGTAGGAAGTGTTATTTATATTCCTGCCACTATAGCAACCGATATGATAACCAGTAGTGAAAATTGGGTAGATGGTACAAAAACGAATGAACTTAGTGTACTTGATTATTCTGATTTATATGGAATTTACAAAAATTCTGATGGTATTCCCGAATATGGATATATCGAAGAGATAGAATTATCTTCTGGTTATAATTCTAATTTGTCCCATAAAAATAAAACAATATCACAAGGAACAAGTTCTAGTAAAATTACAGCCACAATAAATGATATCAACACATCTACAAATAAATATGAAATAAAAAAGCAATCATCACAAGCATCTTTTGATTCTACTGACACTTTCATAACAATTGATAAAGCAACATATAAAGCAAAGTCTAACGGAATAACAAAATTCTTTACACCAAAATATAAAACAAAAAATGATACAATAATTGATGTTTTTGGATCTTCTACTAGTGTTAAGTTGGTTCCTATGGTCAAGGTGAAATCAACACAAGCCATTTATGTGCCTAAGAAAGTGGAAGTCGAAGAACTTGAAGTGAGTACTATATTAACAGCGACCACAACAGATACGACGGCAACTACCTCAACAATAACCGATGTTGCATTGGAAATAAGTAAATTGATTGATGATGTTGCCATCATTAAAACCAGAGTGATTGGTTAGATCCAATGCCAACGTTTCATGGTAGCAGTTACTATAAACTTGGACAAGGAACAACTGGAGAAACCGGACCAACTGGACCTACCGGACCAGCAGGTTTAATAGGTTCTAGTGTTGGTTCTACAGGAGTTACAGGTGACTCGATTGTGGGCATCACTCTTGACAATTCTACAAAATTATTTGTTACTGAATTCCAAACTGAAGATGGAATAACATACGACTACTCGACTCAAAACCCAATGACGGGTGTTTATGTTGTAAATACTAATGTTTTTCTTTTTGGTGGGAATACTTATAATGCTGACATCCTTGGAGCCACGGCATTCAAGGAAACTGTTGTTTCAGAAGACCATAAAATGGTTCTGCGAGTACTGGGAGCCGGGCAAGGCATTTCTATAAGAAACAACGACGATGATATACAAATTGTTACCGATGGGATATTTGGTGATTTTGGTTATGTTAATGTTACGGGTGGAGGCCAAACAGGAAATATTGTTGGTATTAGTGGTGGAAAATTTACAGGTATTTCTCGAAGTAAATATAACCCAATCGATAATCAAAGTAGAACACCCCTTACTGCTGTGAATAAAAATCTGGCAGAATATTTTTCTTATAAAGAAAGAAGTACTAGTGATATAACACCCGATGAAGGTTATTATGTTTCTTTATTAGATGGAACCGTAGAAGGACTCACTGCTCTTTCTGTTGAACTCTTTTCCTCTGGTGTTGATACTAATTACAACGTTTTCTTTGATATACATGGATTGATAAATTCCTCTAGTTATGGATTGGTTGATTCATCATCTTCTGCATATTGTTATTTTGATATACCCAGTCCTCCACAAGAATTGCAGCAATATTGTAATACATTCATGTTAGTTACAAATGGCGTAACTGGATCTATAGAAACTAACTTTTCTGAAAATGTAAAATGGGCATTAAATGACGAACCATGTTTTAGTGGAAAAGTAGACATAACCACTTTCTTCTCGGAGGGTGACACTTGGTATGGTGTTCCTCTTTATAGAAATAATGATTTCGATGAAGATTCTTTGTTTTCTTGTAAAAATGCACAAGCGACTTCCTATCATTCAGGTGGGATAACTGGAGCCTGTTGTGAAGGAACAGGAACATGTATACATTCTACGGAAGGATCATGTAATGGTTATTTCTATGGGCCCGGAACAACATGTGGATATACTGGTAATAGTGGAATAAGCGGATCTACTGGAAACATATGTCATGGTAGAGGTGGATGCTGCATAAGAAAAAATGGTATAAGGGAAGATTATAATTGCTATGATGATATTAGTTGCAATGAATGTATAAATTTCAATTTATTAGAAAATATAACATCAACTTATCTTGGTGATGATGTTGAATGTGAAAATTCTCAAAAATGTTTTTATGCAGAAGATAAATTTGGAATATGTTGCAATGGAACTGGAAAGTGTATAAATCTAGATCGAAATGAATGTGAAAAAATAGATTACTTCTTTAGTAATATTGGAAATTCGTGTAGTCAAGGTTATTATAAAAATAAATCGTATAAAGATGTTACGACTCCCTGTTCTAGTGGTACTGGTGGTTGTTGTATAGAGAGTGTCTGCTACGATGATTATTCCTTTTCTGATTGTATGAATACTGGTGGTCTCTTTACCGGAGCAAATACTGAATGTGTGGGAATATCTTGTCCGGCGACTGGTGGTGTAAAGGAACCAAAAAACAAAGAATATTGTAATTATTTTGTCGATGGTGTGCCATTAGAGACAGGTGATTTATTTGGCGGTGGTGTTGTGGTAGGTGTGTATGATCCCTCTAGTTCTTTGTGTTTGGGTGATACAGGATTTGGTGGAAACCATACTGATTATCAAAATCTATTACTTGCTGGATCTACCTCTGGATTATCTTCTGGGATTTACAGAAGTAAATTAGACTATCATGGATATGGTTTCAACACAGATCAACCACTAAGTCAAGTTGGTAACTTACTATCAGAAGATTCATATCTACTAATAGTATCAATGGAACCAATAGCAATAACCGGTGATAGACAAATCGTGAATTATTCAGATTCACCGGGTGCAACAAATGAATTCTATTGGGGCAATAATGGTTGCTCGTGGGGACCGCTATATAATAATTACGGAATATATGACGAAATCGATGATGGGTATGCTAAAAATTATTTAACCTACAAAGAGGGCTTTTGGTATAATTCAATTGTTGGTGCTCCATCGCTAGATAATATAATTCCAAATTCTTTTACTAGCCAAAAGAGAGCAACATTAATATCAAATAATCCATATGATAAGTTGATGACAAGACCTATACAATCTATAAATGGTCTTTGGCATCGGAATTGGGGATTATATAATACCATAAGAATGATATCCGCAGATAATATTTTATATCATGGTTATACTTCATCATCCCCCAATGCATACACATCTTCTGATTATGGACCAGGATTGACGAGTGATTATATCTCAGCCATGCGAGCAATTAGGTTACTAGACGATGGTATAACTTCAGAATCTCAAGGAAACACAGCAAACCCAAATAATATAAGTGGATGGTATGTTCCTAGCCATGATGAATTAGCATTCATGGCTGCTAATTGCGTATTAGATGATTATAATCCATATGGATTTAATTTAAATATTAAACTTCTAGAAGAGGGCGGATCTCCATTAGATGGAATTATGTGGTCCTCAACTGGGGCATTTGATACATCATATTATGGAATAATTGGTAACGACACACATGATTTAATGGATGGTATCTACTCTAATGTTGGATTAAGTGCAGGTTCTATGGCGTGGTGTGTTAATTTTGATTCGAATGGAATTATAAATAATTTTAAGTCTATTAAAAGAAATCGAACAAAAGAATTAGCCCAAGTAAGACCAGTACGTCTAATACGTTGTGATAAAAGATACCACACCGACAAAGAAAGCAATGGAGATAAACTGTGGCGTCTTCCTCCGGTATATAGAGATAAAGATAGAGGGATCAACCAGTAATGATAATTGGAAGTAGCAGAATTCCCGTAGTTGGATCCAGAGGACCAACTGGTCCCACTGGCCCTACTGGACCAACTGGTCCCACTGGATCTACTGGAACGACCGGAAACGCTGGTTCTAGAGGTGTAGGTATCTCTGATGTAATATCACCAACTATATTATATCCCAATGTTGTGTTTAATATTAGTGATGGGACAACTATCGATATACCATTTGAGAATTTCTTCGAGGAGGAGTCCGTAGATCCTGGCTCATTGAATATAGTTCCTGCAATAGTGGGAAATACATATGGAAATATTCTACAATCAATATCTGGTAGGACTGCTTATTTTAAATCAATATATGGTGGAAGTGGAATAACTGTAGAAGAAATTGACAACACACTTTATATTAGTGGGGTCACCACTGAGTATGGAACTATTGGGACAACTGGTAGTAATTTTGTCTATATTTATTCTGGTTTGTCGGGACATGGAACAGACAAATATACAAGATTTGATTATCTTGAATCTGGTAGTACTTTTGGAAATGTATACCATCTTGGTGGAGATTTTGTAGAGAGTACTAATACTGGAAATATAATCAGTAATCATAATGTGCCTCCTACCAATACACATGAAATAAAAAATGACTTAACCGTTTCTGAAAGATTTAGAGCAATACCGTTTGCCCATTATTCTCATACTACTGGAAATACATTTGGAATAAATTTGGGCATATCTGCTGGTTCTGAGTCGGTTTATTATTTTAAAAAGACAGAACCAATTGTAGATCCGTTTGGTTCGTCCTTCTCCGCAACTATTGGGTCATGTTGCTTGTGTGATAATGAGACAGATGAACTTAATAGTATTTGTGTGGATTATACTACAGAAGCATATTGTAATTCTATGGGTGGTTCGTTTAATGAAGTTTCATGTGAAAATAGACCAGAAGGTCCAAATTGCTCTTCTGTTGGAAGTTGCTGTTTATATGGCCAATGCTTTTCAACAACAGAGAATAAATGTTTTTCGGTGAATGGATCATTCATTGATTTACCATGTGGTTCTTTTAGTTGTCCTGATCCGTGTTCGTTTGAATCTGGAGCGTGTTGTATAGAAGGTTCGTGCTTTGGATTCGACGAAGATACATGTTCCGCGTTAGGTGGTATGTGGTATGATATGGTGTGTAATGATGTTCTCTGTTGTATGGGAGGAACAAATAGAGGGGCGTGTTGTCATACAGATGTGCCACCGTGTACAGAAAACGGCTGTCCTTCCACACCTGAAGGTATTTTTAGATGTATGCAGATGAATCCTCTCGAATGCTCACAAACTGATGGTGTATTCTATGGGTTTGGTACACAATGTTGTGATATAAATTTATTACCGGTGGGCTGTGTTGAGTGTTGTTCTTTCCCAGGAGAAACAAACAAAAGAGCATGTTGTATTCCAAACAGTAGTGGTGATGAATATAGTTGCGTTCGTGTGACTGAAGTTGAATGTATTTCTATGGGGGGAATATTTAATTCTGAAATCCCAACGTGCTTAGGTTCCCCCTGTTCGCAATACGAAGGTTTTGAAATGAGGAAATATAGTGATAATCCATTTTCTTCTTCTGTGCCAACATGTAATCCTTGTTTGAATTCAGATCCGAATGATAATAGTGTATCGTATGTTCCTGGACAATATTATGAAGAACTTGGTGGATATTTCATTGGTTATATGGGACTGGATAATCCCTGTGATTATAGTGACGTTCTACAAACCTCAAATTATCCTTTGGCAAAAGGACAAATTAAAAAACAAATAGAAAAACACACAAGAAACACCATAAATTATCTTCCAGGAATGGATTGGGATAGTTCTGATATTAATTCAGATCTTCCTGGACCCGAATTGGATAATTCATATCTTTCATATAAAACCAAATATACAGACAAAGAACCAAACACAAATATAAAAAGAGGATGGAACCCATTTGAGGACCATTTAACACCAAACATGGTCTATTCGTACACATTAACAAATTCCAATTATGTTTCTGGTCTCTTTTCGGATATGTTTGATATATGTTCCATTAATCCACCCACAGATTCTTCGTGCAAAACAGACAAGGGAGATAACCAATTTTTACATAATGTATATTTCCCCAATCTATATGGATGTCCTGCTGGAAATTTGATTAGTCCTGGTGAAAGTTATTATCAAGATTTTTATAAAGAAATTCCATATAGTAAATATTGTAACGCTCATAATAAATGGCATATTAATAAATTTGATGAAATAATATATCCTTCCTTGGTTTCTTTATATGGGTGGACTGAAGGATCCCGAAACAACCCAATACATCTTGATAATTCAGATTATGTGCATTTTGCAAATCAAATATACGGTCAAGATAAACTTCATAGAAGATGGGCACTCGTGATGAGTCCCGTAGATATTATAAACCCAAATAATCTTTCCGGCGAAACCAACTACCAATTGCGGTGGGGTATGATGCAAAATGGATCTGTTAATTCTGATGGTAAAAGTAAAACAAGAATTATCGAAACCACAGAATATGACGGTTTATTAAACACAAGAATGTTTGACAATACATCCTATGAAAATAACTTATGGTTCTTTGGTGATAATTTAGATTATGAAAAGTGGGAACATAACATAAACAACAATTGGGATTCATCTGTTTCACGAATTGATATAAACAATTCTTCGGAAATGTTTAAAACTGAATTTGAGAACATGTGGAAGAAAATTAACACAAACAATAGTTGTTTGTGGCAAGTATCAAATATAAACACCAATGGTGGCATTATGAATGATTCTGATAAATTTGAATATTCTAGTGGATTTGAAGATTGGTATATCCCAAGTATGTCTGAATTAGGATATGTTTACTGGGCAACTAAAAATACCAATTTAAATAATAATCTATCAGCAAATAATCACAAACCAGTGAGAGAAGAATTATATTGGTCCTCTACCAGTGCCGACAGGTGGTATATCAACCCATCTGATGGAACATATGTTAGACCAACAAAAAAGAATTTCAATTGGAATTGGGATAACTTTATTGGATATGATGGAAATGGTGGTCCGGATGAAAATTATTTTAACACCATGGAAACAGTTTTGAGTGGTTTGCCGGACAATGATCCAAACATTGATAAAGACGAAATAATAAGAAAGTCGGGAAATGCCCACAGAATGTCATGCCAAGTATTTAATGGAATTAATCCTATTATCAACCACCATCTCTGTGGTTATGATGAAAACAGTACATGTGAAGGAATGGTGGTAACACCATTCAGAGATGAAGAAATAGCATCTCTTAGATTAATAAGAAGAGTTTTAGTTTATACTTCTGAGAGTGACTCCTGGATGAATGATTATAATCCAGGTGATGTTGGAATCTCACGAAAATCATACACGAAAGAACCGGCTTGGAAAAACAACAATCATCCTAATGATGGGATGAAAGGTTGTCTAAATAGTTAAAATAGTATGGGAAATTATTCATGGTTTATATTGGAAGTAGTCGAGTATATCCAAATAACACAGAAGGAATGATAGGTCCAACTGGTCCGTCAGGTCCAATGGGACCAGTCGGGTCTTTTGATGGATCTACTTCTGGTCTTACCGGCCCAACTGGACCAACAGGATATTATATAGTAGAGGGATATACTGCAAGTGATTCTTTCCATATTAAATTATCAAATGATATTGGATTTACTCTTGACAATTTATTAGATTTAGAAAACAATCTATATGATGCATATGGTATTACGATGCCTGTGCCTGTTGGGTTTACTGGTGGAAATATTTTTGATGAGTATTTACAAGGTGCTTCTGGGACTACATTCTTTTTTAAATCAATAACCGGCGGAGCAAATATAACAGTAACTTCGACGGACAATAGTATTATTATTAAAAGTTCGTCAAATTCGTTCTCTGGGGTAACTCTTGGTGCAATAACTGACGAAAAGGTAATTATAACATCTTCTTCAAATAGTGATGCTTTACAGGATCAAGTGATATCATCATCTATAAGTATAATACCCGAATCTGGTATTACTGGTGCTCTTGATTTAGAATATAATAATGTATTCAATCCATATTCTTTGAATAAACTTTCTGTTGGACCAATCCAAGAAACTGAACTTGTTGGTATTACAGGTGGTCCATGTTTAGGTGGTCCTTGTGTTCAGGGAGAAGGTATACTTTTAGATATTCGTGATGGTTCTGTTATTAAAATAGCAACACCAATAGGCATTCAGGGTATTACTGGAGAATTTAATAGTCTAGGGTGGTTTTCTTTTACTGCGTTCATTGACGGCAATGATCTGTGGGACGTACCATCTGATATAAAATTTGAAAATGACACTTCTCTTGGATGTGGTTTAAATATTGTTCATTTTACTTATGATCCAACATTATCATCTTCTAATTGGAAAGCATCTTTAGTTTCAAAAAACTACAATAAAGACGATTGTCCAATTATAGAAAACTCAATTGGTTCATGCTGCTACATAAATGAATCTGGATCACAAGAGTGTTTGGAGTATATGACTAGTGAAGATTGCACAATCAATTATGGTGGTAATTTTTCTTTATTGACACCATGCTCTTCTTCCTGTTCTGAATTAATAATAGGAATTTGTTGCATTGGTCCAGATTGTCACCAAGATATGTCAAACACAGAATGTGATTATTTTGGAGGAATTTTCTGGGATTATATTCCATGTCCACCAAATAGTTCTTATGGAGTGTGCTGCCTTTCTGGTAATAGGTGTGAGACAAACACATTAATAGGATATTGTGATTCTTCTGGTGGAACGTGGTATTCTTATGATGTTGGTGCTGATTGTGGTTGGTGTTTAGATAAACCTGAAGATACGGGTGCATGTTGTCCTGCCAATAGTGGGGACTGTTATCAAACAACTGGAGACAAATGTATCTCTCCATGGAATTTCTTAGGAGTAGGAACCGAGTGTTCACAATGTGGTAATATTCTGGGTTCGGCTTGCTCGACGGAGGTGACAAGTTGTATAGACAATATCACCAACGATGAAAGCCCAGGATACCCATATATTTGGTCTCCTGTTCCTTGCTCACAAAATAATACTTGTAGTTCCGGAGCATGTTGTACACCAGACAACGGGAGTGATTTTTTCACTTGTGATTCGAATACACTGGGATATAATTGTACTGGTACATTCTACCCAAATACTAGTTGTAGTGGATTAAGTGATGAACAATGTCCGGCGGCACCGGAAGATCATGATTTCTGGTGTTGCACGTTGTACGCCGTGTGTAGTGGTTATGACTGCTGCTCTGATTGTACGCTCGGGAAGTGTTTAGATCCCAATGATGATTGCAGCGCTTGTTGTTATGCAGCGGCCAAAGGCTGGTTCCTTGACGGCAACCCACCCGGTAATTATGTTTGTACGGGGCCATATAACACGCAAGACTATGATCCATCTGTTCAATGTCCTTCGTGGGTTATAGATCAAGAGTTAATTTATCCCCCCTGCAACGCCACTTGCACGGCCGGTTCGGGCTGTGATGATGTTTGTACTGGAAGTGTATATGTAGATGATGAGTATGTTTACGCATGTCCATCCTGCGGCGGTTGTGCTGGGTCTGAATGTCCTGGTTGTTGCACCGGCGTCTCCGAGGCGGCAAGAACAGCCGAAGATGTGACAAATTGTGCTGATTGCGATGTTGTTGGTGAAGATTTCTGCTGTGATCCGTGTCAACAAACCGGATCTTGTTGTGTTAATGTTGCAACAGATGATCTTCAAGATGAATATATTTGCATAATACCAACACTGGACGACGGAACTCCATTTGGATGTATAAGTGAACTTCAGTGTGAAATTTTAGATGGGACTTGGGTAGAGGGTGGCGTTTGTGGTGAGATTGATTGTTGTGAACATATGCCTTTGTTGGGCGCGTGTTGTGTGTTTGATAATTCGTTAAATCAATATATTTGTACTATTGCAACACCGACAAATTGTCTTAATTCTGGTGGTCTCTTTATGGGACATGAAACATCCTGTGATGATATGTTGTGTGGATGTGAAGCATATGGTGCATGTTGTATTCCTAACTTTGATAATTCGACGTACACATGTGAAGAAACTACTGGAACTAATTGTACACAATTAGAAGGAATATTTGTAGAAAATTCACTATGTGGAAATACTGATTGTAATGAAATATCATTCACTGGTGCTTGTTGTAATGAATATTATGGAACATGCGCAGATAACGTTTCTATTACTGATTGTACTGGAACTTTTCACTTCCAAGATACCTGCGATAGTATTGTTAAAAATAACAGTCTACTATTAGATCCCAGATTAGATCCCACAGATTCACAAGAAAATAGTTTCAATACATCCTATCTTCAATGGAAAGCGTGGCCCGGCAAAAGTCAATATCCCTTTGGTGCAGAGTGTGAAGATTTATCTTGTTCTTATTGCGGTGATTCTTCTGGTGATTCTCATTGCATCAACTGTACAATAGATGATTCTGTTTTCAAATATCACAATAATGATCCTGGATATGTTGGATATCATTGCCCGTCTTGTGCTGAATATGGTAGATGTTGCGTTTCTAAATGGTGGAGTGTTAAAGAGGATTTAGAAAATAATAGTTCGATTAATAGTGCAGAAGAGGCTCTAGATTATGTAGATAATGACCCACAGCATGAAGGATTAGATGGAACAGAAACATATTGTTTATCTTCAACTGAAGGTATGTGTGACATGATGATGGGTCATTTTGAACCATCATTCCAGCAGTATGAAAACTCTAGTTGTCCCGATGCTCCAGGAGGAGAATGTTGCCCCTCCAGTGACCCAACATATAACTCTTTCTGTGATTTGGATCAAGTCGTTTGTTGCTCACGAACGAGTGGTCATGGTGGGTTGGAAATGAGAGATAGTTGGTATGATTGTGTTTTTGGAGATTTTGATACAACTGGAAAATTTGGTGTTCCTTTATCTCCAAGATATAAAACGGTACAAGATGTGCCCGACGAGATTAAAAGCAAATTAAGTTGTGGTCAAGCATATGCTGGTGGTGTTTGTTGTTATAAACATCACGTTGGGTCTGACTGCGATGGTAACTGGGTGGCACCGTGGTTAGAGAATGTATGTTCAGAAATTGCTGAAGAAGACTGTCATTTTAATGGTAGTACTCGTTACTATAAATGGCTAGATGGGGCGGATTGTTCAGACAACCCATGTCACCGGGGAATTCATTGTTGTACTGATGGTGAATGCTATGAGTTTACTGTTAGGGATGGTCAACGGGATTGTGGTGCAGGCATTGAGGAATACGCCACTACATTCCCCACCGCTGCTACTGTATGTGGCAGGGCGGGGGGGAGTTCCGACATTCTCGGCTCGCTTGGTATGTGTTGTGCAGATAACGCGGGTACAGAAGAATGTGATGGGTTAACACCCTCTTCCTGTACGGGTGCTTGTTGCGTTAATGGTAATTGTGAGGACCTGCTTCTATCAGAGTGTGACGGCGGTTCTACTGGTAACTATCTTGGACCTGGCACTGAATGTAAGTATATAACTTGCGGAGGAAGATGCTGTCCGTCCTACGACGATACAGCGGGGACTCAGTGCCAACATGCGGTGGACTTGGCTGCATGTCGAGACCTTAATGGTTATAATGCCAACTTTGATGGTCATAATACATTCTGTGAACATGCTACATGTGAAAATAACGGCGGACTTGGTGTTGACACGCAGTGTTTTACTACTGGAGCATGTTGTATTCAAGGTAGTTGCACAGATATGGAGATACCAAATGAAGACGGCTATGACGATGCTATAGGCCCAGAGGAATGTCATGCTCAAAATGGTACTTGGCACTACCGAGGTTCGTGTTGTAGTAGACCTGATTTTGAGTGTAATACCAAATGGGAACGGGGTGCGTGTTGTTGGACCGACCAGTACGGCCGGAACCGATGTTGGAATGCGTCTCGGCAGTTTTGTGACCAG